CTAATTGCTAAGTCAGCGTTAACTAATCCACTCGATACTTTTGTTAATGCCATCTATTTATCCTCAAACTTTAACTATTAGGAAATGCCGCTGTTGGGGCTGTAAAATCTTCAGTATAAACAGCTTGCCCATTAGTAATCCGAAACTCATCAATATAACCGTTAAATGGTAAAGTGCCATCACTATAAGCTCCTAAAGAATGACCCGGAGATGTAGCAAAAGCTACGTTACCAGTAACAGAAGTCGCTTGACCGGAAGCAGTGCCATCAATAAACCAAGTAACTGTGCTTGCTGAATAATCTCTAACCAAAGCAACGTGATACCAAGTGGTAGTGCTTAAAGCATCTCCCGTTGAAGCTAAATTATTAACAAGATAACCACTAGCATCTGCTATCCAAGCTCCTAATCTTCCATCAAGACCTACTCCCATTTGAATGTTGGCCCCTGCGGCGTATATAAAATTATAATTTTTATGTGCAGCAATATAAATCCAACACTCTATAGTCCATGATGCGTAACCGCGAGGAGCAGCTAGATCCCTTAACATGATGTAGTCCCCGCTACCATCAAAGAGAGCGGAAGCTGTTCCAAATTTCTTTTGCGCTGTGCTTAACTGGGTGTTACCTAACGCTTCTGAATCCTTTCTTGCGAGAGAATCTACTAACCCTAGGTCATTAAAATTCATTAACAACAAAGTATCTGTCACTGCTGTTGTTGGTGCTGTTGGAACTGTAATTGTAGCCCCACTATAGATAGAACTATTATCTACCATTCTAAAATTAGCTAACTTCCCATTGTAATAATACGAAGCATAGTTGCTGTAAAAGCGTCCAAAAAGCAAATACGCTGACGATGCCGGTTGGGTAACTGTGGCACTATTTAGCGTTCTAGTACCATTCATCCATCCTTGAGTAGCAGAAGCAGACCGACTTACCGCAACGTGATTCCAAGCATAAATATCAGGAGTTCCTATAGTAGTATCGTAATAACTACCCCCAGTCCCTCTAAATAAAACAAGACTCCCACCATTCATGTGGAGCATGTATTGAGCCTGAGTTGCGTAACTTACAGTGTCAGCAGTTCCTATAATCGCTGAATAACTTCCTGTGGCTCTAGGGTAAAACCAAAAATCTATTGTCCAATCACTACCTACACTTTGAGCCGAACTTCCAGAAAAGTAATCGGCAGAACCGTCAAAGTCAACAGAACCACCATGTGTTGCCGGATCGTAAACAGTAGTTGAGTTGTATGGTGCCTCAGTGACTACAGCAGGGTAAGAAGCCCTAGTTAAAGTGTGAGACGAGCCAGATTTATCTGCAAATCTATATGAATTTAAAGCAAGAAATTTTGTATTGGTAATAGCAGATAAGGGACTCGTTGGTGGGGTAAAAGCACTAGTATAGACAGCAGTCCCTTTTACAATCCGAAAGTTAGAAATATACCCGTCAAAATATGAGGTTGTAGTATGTGAAGCAGAGTTGCTTCTTGCAATTATTAAACCGTCTGTTGGAAAATCGGTAGTCATGGACACACTAGCAACTTCACTACCGTTTAGGTATGTCTTAAATGTTCCACTTGAACGAACAAAAGCAACATGATTCCAAGTTCCTAATGTAAATGCAGTATCTGCGGCAATGTGAGTTGAACCACCCTCATAGTAAACGTCTAACAATCCCGCGCTCGTAATCCAAACGCTAATGTTGTTACCTGTTGGGTAGTTGTCAGTTGAAAATAATTGCGCCCAATTTGACGCATGTCGAGATTCTTGCTGTATCCATGCTTCCCAAGTGAAATCTCCAGTTCCCATACCAAAGTCTGATGAAGATGCAACAGTTATATAATCATCAGTACCGTCAAATACAACAGACCAACAACCATCTGGGCGAGAAAAGGGGTTGGCTTCACTTTGGTAAGGGGCACCTCCGCTAATACTAAAAGAGCCTGAATAAGTTCCTCCATCCTTAGCAAAGCCAGCATTACTCAACCCATTTGTACCATCAAAATGGTACAAAGCAGAAACTTTGTTATAGTCTGCGGTTGGATCTGTATCTACACCAGCAGCAGCCATTAACATTTTTCTGGAGATGGAACTCATTAGGTCATATCCTGCCCAGCAGTGAACCCGTAATAAGTAGTCCCACCGTCTACAGTAAAGAACACAAATACGTCCACATCATTAGCACCTGTGGAGAGTGTTGGCGCAGTGCCTCCAGCCCAATCTACACTTGCAGGCCAAGATATTGTTCTGCTGCCTGTACCGTCTTGCGTCACTTTTAAGGTAAAGCTACTAGAATATCCAGATCCTGCGGGGTTACTCCAAGTAAATGTACCAATGTTGTGAGCCAACGTAATGGTATACACGCTGCCATCTCTGATATTTAAAGTAACGGACGTACCAGAAGTAAGTGCTGTTGATTCTTCTGTAATTCCGTTGTCAAACTTAACGACACCATTTGCATCAGCCGTTACAGCCTTAGATGCTTCTGTGGTTCCTAAAGTAGTAATGTCTAAATAATTAAGTTCTGTTGTGGTAGCCGTAACACCATCTAGCAAGTTTATTTCTGTGGCTGTGGCAGTTACACCATCAAGAATATTAAGCTCTGAGGTTGTAGCTGTTACACCGTCTAACAAGTTTATTTCAGTTGCCGTTGATGTTACTGCGACATCCTCATTAATCTTAGGTGATGTCAACGTCTTGTTGGTCAGAGTGTCAGTTGTTGTTTTACCAACTAGGGTATCAGTTGTTGCAGGTAGAGTAAGGATAATGTTTCCTGCAAAAGAAGCATGTGCAGGGGCTAAAATTCTAGCGTAGTGGGCGTTTGAAGACTCACAATAGAAATCAATATATGATTGTGCGCCACCATTTTTAATAGCTATTGCACCCTGCGAAATACTTACGCCATTTGTAGAACCGCCGCCTACTCCTAAACTTGTAACTACATCTAAGGTATGAGCCAGCTTTGCGCTTGTTACAGCGTCATTGGCTAGTTTGTCAGTTGTTACAGTGCCGTCACTGGGAGTGCCTGTGTCACTAACAGAGTTAACTAAAACTTCAACACTAGTTCCATTAGGAGGAGCAGTGCTAAATGTCAGAGTAGTTCCTGAGACTGAATATGTACCTTTCTCCTGATACACCCCATCTATATAAACTTGTGTGTTATTTTCTGTACCGGGGTCTGAAGATAAAGTAAACGCAGTTGTACTACCGTTTCCAGAATATTCATTAACAGCAGTACTAGCTGTGCCTCCTCCAATACTTCCCCAAGAACCACCTGCATAACCTTCAAATTCACCGGATGTAGAGTTATAACGAAAAGCTCCAGCAACACCCGTTGGCCTGTTACCTGTGCTTCCAGATGGGACATAAAAAGCCTGAGAGCCAAAAGAGGCAGACGTAACATCTACTACTGCTGCACCTGACCCTGCTCCATCTAAATAAATTATTTTTTTAGTGCCATTAAGTATAGTAATCGTAGCACCTGAACCCTGCTTTATAATAATCGACTGACTACCGCTAGTCGCATTTTCAATAATTTGTACTCGTTTGACAGTATTAGGTGAAATAGTAATGGTACATGCAGAGTCTAATGTACCTGTGTATTGAAGGTGCATAGCTCTTCCGGGATCAGAAGCCCCTTCTGCTATGACCGTAGAATGAGTATCTGCATTAGTAGTTATTGCCTCTGTTCCAATACCTAATGCTTCACCTATTAGTTCTAGGCTAGTATTGGTAGTGGCTCCCCAATTCGTGTCGCCATCGGCGGGTTCTGCTATAACTAAATTATTTACATATGTTGCTGCCATAATTTATGCCGCTATTTCTGTCCAATTTGGTGTTTGCCCTGTTGATACAGGAATCCAATTAGGTGTTTGTGACGGGTCAATCGGACCCCATATATTAATCACCCCAGCAGAACCTGTTGCTGCTACGCCAGTTACTTCTATTCCAACGGCAGTACCTATGTCAACGGTGACAGATCCTACAGCAGAAGTTCCCTCAACACCTGTGACAGGAACATCCCCAGGCAGCACAACAGTAACGCTGCCAAGACCACTAGAAAGTCCTGTAAACGCAACATCCTGGCTATAACCACCAGAATTGTAGGTTTGGGTTATGCTGTTATAACCCTCAAAAAGTATGGTTACATCGGCCACTAGGCGATCCTAATTATCGCTGTAGCAGCAGCCGCTGCTGGAAACTGAATTGTAAAGTCTCCAGAAGAAGAAGCTTTATCGGCACCGAAATCAAGGACCAATACGGCTTTATCAGAAACAGAGTCATTGTAAATCAACGCGCCTCTAGCTGTAATTGTAGAGCTAGAAAAGGTCAAGTCAGCAAAGTCTGTTATAGCAGTAGTGCCATCCGCTGATGGAGTTACATTGGTGAGAGCAGCACCTGCTGCGGTGTACCCAGTCCCAGAAACTTCGTTACTAGTGGTGTAAGCCGTAGTTCCTGCTCCTAAAGAAGCACTGCTGGTGTATAAAGCCAGCTTAAATGTGTTACCACTGCTGTTAGTAAAATTATGCGTTCCCGTCAGTAATTCTGTTTTAAAAGACGTACACATTGCTTGAGTAATAGCCATTACAGTTTCCTCAATATTTCAGCCATATCATCATGACCTTGTTTTTTTAACTGGTTATAGAGCGTTGTTCTGTCACTTTCTACAGCCTGGTTTAAAGTGTGAAAAATAACATAGAACATACGTTCCTTGAATGCTTGAGCCTGTTGCCTGATAACAGGATCCGCTGTATCAGCAATGCTAATAATTTTATTTACTGCATTAGCTGATAATTCTTGCGTGTTATGCCCACGCTCCTGGGTAGTTTGAACATTAACCTCACCAGGAGACATGTTGATTTCTATATCAAACATAGTTAGGCCATTCCTCTTGCAATGTCGCCTCTGTATTCATCTCTTCGGCCATAGCCATCACCCAGATTTGCTAATGATTTTAAAGCCATATCGAATCGTTGTTGGTACAAAGCAACTTCTTCAGGAACTTTGAGAAAAGTCGCTGCCTCTACTAAAGTCCCATACAACAATGCATCAGGTGCGTTATCAGAAATCCAGGTTGTTCCGCCATCAGATCCTGCTGTCAGTGAAGCAGGTCTGTACTTGTAATGAAGTTCAACGGTGTATGTTTGATCTGGCGTGGGTGCAAGAATAAATGTGTCATCATCAAACAAAGCGTAATACTTGGGTTGACCTGTTGTTGATGCATTCGGCGTATAGTCTCTAATAAAAGACACATGCTTATACAGCAGATATGAATATACGTCACTTGCAATTACAGCCAAACTATAAGGTGCAAGAAAATCATCACCAAGTTTTAGATAAGTATTTCCAGACCCAACCTGTCCTGTCATATTTTTTCTGAAGACAGGCATTTCTACGTTTTTAAGTATTCTTTCTTCTGCCTCTTTGATAAACGTAGGCAACGTAGAAACAAAGGTTGTTTCTGCTGTTTCACAGTAATCTTGAACTGCTGTTTTTAACTGCGCATAGGTAAAACTCATACTGTCACCGTTACGGTTCCCACGCTCGTTGTAGCTTTCAGCCCGTCAAAAGCTGAACCTATCGAGTCACCTGTTACCGTTATCATCTGGTTAGGGTTAATTGTCCGGACTACACCAGCTCCTGCAATAGATGCAGCAGCCAAAGATGGCCTAGGATGTCTTAAAGCTTCAGGGTCAGGAAGATTTCTAGGCGGTTCGAGTTGCGGATGTTTAGGCTCATAACACTCAGAGCAGACTCTAAATCCAGTCCATTCTTTTTTTAATTGAGTGTATTTGTACCTAAACCCACATCTGTCGCATATAGCGACTGAGTGTTTGCCAGATGCATAAGCCATTACGACCTCCTGGTAGAAAAAATACCTGGAGCAATCTTTAAAGAAGCTCTGCTACTATCCTGATCTGCGGCTCTTTGAAACTCTTCTTCGTAGAATCCTTTCAACATCTGGACTCTGTCAGGAGCTCTCTTCAAAGCAATGTAATAAGCAAGTCCTGCAGCAAGACAAGGATAAAACCTAAATGGCATATCAAGAGTATTGACACTGGCATCCGCATCTTCAATGCGAATTAATCTATTAATAACCAGTTTATCTGTGCTGTTTTCAGCAGCAGGCCAAAAATACAATCTAGGTGTAATTTGCTTGTCCAAGAACCATTGTGTAGGCCTAGCTTTGCTTGATTTGTTTGGAATATTCCAGTATCCAGATCGACTTAGCTGCTCCATCGAGATGTCAGTTGTTGTGCTACCCTCAGTTCTTCTGAGAATAACATCAAGCACATCGATCGTTGTTGCAGTCAGATCTAGGTATTCGTCACCTTCCGTTACTGTGGTTGCTGAATTAGTAACGGTCCATTGGTTTAACCCACGGTTTGCCCAATCAGCGAACAGCAGGTTAAGGGATCGCCTTGCGGTGACCCCGTCATACCCGGTGCGAAACTCAAGACCACATCGTTCAAATGCTTCTTCTATGTACTCCGCAACATCTGGCTCAAAATCTCTAGATCCCGATGTAGCCATTTACCAATTCCTTTAAGAAAAGAATGTTGTCATTGCAGTTAAATCTGTCACTGCAGTAAAAGTTACATATCCGCCATCTTTAAACAAAAGGCCATCATCTGGCACATCAGGGTAAGAGTTGGTGCTTGCTCCAGCAACAGTGGCAAATTGCATAACAACTGTCCCTGTACCAGAGCCTTCTCTAAACACAATGGTTGCTGCACTACTGCCGTTTACTACATAGATACCTCGTAAACGACAACGTGCTGCTGATATAACACCGCAACAACTAGTGCCGGAACCCGCGCTAACATTACCCGCTGAAGAACCAGAAGTAGCTATCTGAGTCACTGTTTTAAAGAACTTAGTGCCCGTCGCAGTGGTAGAGTCAGCTCCTGTAATTACTTCAGTTTGAGCAGCACTAGACTCATCAGTGCCAGTAACCGTAAAAGTAATACCGGAATCATCACCGGCAGAAAGTATGGTGACATTTCTAGGAGAATCCATAGTAACGGATCCCCCACTAGCTAATGCGCCACCAATAGTTAAGTTGGCGGCTCCGCTAATACTAGCGGCTGTAGAAATACCATCTGGATCTGCGGCAGCAGCCGTTATAAAGCTGGATGTTACATCACTACCTGAACCTTTAAGGGTCATAACAAGCTACCTCTCTTACAATTATCGCTCAACTGCTGCAAAAATGTAATCAACGGTCATTGTTTTTGCTGCAGCGGCACCATTTTGAATGCCGAAACTGACAGTAAGATCTTCGTCATCAGGCGCGTTTGTTAACGTAGTTTCAGTTGCAACTTTTGAATCATCTATAAACACTTCAAAAGCCCCTCCGCCGGAACTTCCGCCATTTGGGTTGTAATGGAAAGATGCAGTCAAAAAAGTATCGTCAGATATCGTAGCAACTGAACTATTGGTTGTTGCAGAATTATCTTTTTCAATAAGAAAATCCATGGTGGCAGCACCATCAGCTTTTATGAAAAAGACTCCATCTGTTGTATCGAGCGGAGTGGTATCAGTAATACCAAGGCCCATAACAAAATCAGATTGAGTAGCGTCACTAACCTTAAATCGTGCTTTAAAGAACATGTTCTTAGTTGAAACGTATTTGAAAGCTTCCCCTTTCAGTTGGAGAAAGTCCAAATCGTCATCAGCATCATCGTTAGTAATTAAAAGCCAACCGCCAGCACCACTTGTAAGTGCTTCTGATGCATTACCTGAACCGCCTTCGGTTGTAGTGATTGTCCACTCATCAGCATGATAAGTAAGAAAATCATTAAAATAAGTTGTGTACTTAGTAGGGTCTAAATACGGAAGTTGAAATAAAGGGTTACCTGGTACTTGATTAGAAACACCAGTACGAAAATGAGTAGGCATAACAGTTCCTCCTAGAACCAACGCATAGCGTCATTATACTACAACTAAAAGAGTGGTCTTGCGACCACTCTCATAGTTTCACATGGAACATTAAGCTCCTTGAGATCCAAATACACAACGAGGGTTGCTGAATCCGAAGGAGTAACGCTCTCTAGCCTTGTAGCGAACATTACCTGTATCGAAATCACCTTCCATTGAAGTGCTGATTGGAGTTCTCTCGAAGTGCTTAAAGCCGTCAGGACAGTCAGTCTTGATAAACCAAGCATCAGTGTCAGTCAGGAAGTGGTTGACTGAGTAGCCTTCCGGCAACAGTCCCATATTCCTTACTGCGTTGATGTCGTTATCTGCTGTACCAACCCTTCCTGGGGTTTCAAGCAGTCTATCAGCAACAAACTGAAGTTGAGGCGGAACAATAAGCTTGAGTCCTCTCAGAGCCAAGATCATGTCTCGATCATCAACAAAAGTTGAGATGCTGATTAATGCATTTTCCAATGACGTTTCATTAAGATCCGACATTGTTGTAGCACGGTTAGCTAGGCTACCACCGTTTGCAAGGGGGTGTGAGGTGTTAATCAAAGATACACCGTCACCACCAGTAAAGCTTGAGCTAAACGCATTATTCAATACGTTGGCAGCTTTTACCTGCTTAGTGTGGGCCATGCTTCTTGCCAATGCTTTCGTATAACGAGCACCAAGTCGGTCGTAAAGATTGTCTTCTACAGCCTCCTCAGTCAACGCAAATGCAAGTGCTACAGTTTCATGAGTGTAACGAGCAGTGAAACCTTCGCTTGCACTGTCGAACTGAACGCCTTGACCTTCCTGCTTCACAGAAGCATTTCCAAAGCCAACGATCAGAACTTCTTCTTCAAATGCTCGATCTGAAGATTCAGTGTCAAAGATTTCAGCATGTTCGTTCTCATAACGATCATACTCCATGCCAAATAAGGCATTTAGACCTGGTTCTAGCTCTTTCGCTAGTTGTGCGCGTGAAATTGCCATCTATTCAGCCTCCCTTACGCTAGGCCAACTTGCTTCTGACCAAACAGATGATTCTGTATGGTGACAAGCACGTTGGTATTGGCTGTACTTACATCTGAATTTTCAGGGTCTTCTGAAATATCCAGGGCTTTCATTGGCAATGTCGCAGTTGTAGCACCAGTAGAAACATCAAGCTCGACATAAGAAATGCCGCTATCGCTGCTTCCAGTTCCAGTATTATCAACAATATCGAAATTACCTAACAAGTCGGCAACAGGGAACGCTGCGTCAGCTTGCACTTCAAAGACATCCATAGGGCTGTCATAAATGAAAGCAATCGCATCTGTGGCCGCATTACCGGGCCAGTAGTTGCTCCAAGTTGGCTTACTTGTGGTTGGGTCTGTGTAGAAACATCCGTTGAATACACCGACAATGATGTCACTAGTCGCGCTACCGCCGTCTGCTCGAGCGATTCGAGTAACAATACCAGCAGTATTCTGAGTGACAATGTCACCCTGATAGATGTTGGTAGTGTTGGTCGCATCGGCAGTCGTTATTCGATAACGAGACTGACCTGAAGAGTTGTAGTTACCCTGCAGGTTGCGTACATAACGGAGTCCAAAAGGCGAATCATTATTTGCCATTTTTTAGTTCTCCTAAAACACAATCAAATTAATCGTTCTTTCCAGAAGCCCCAAATGTCACCTTGCTTTTGCGTTCTTGAGATATCGGCATACGAGGATCGCTTTCACGCATAAGATTATTATCTACAGCAGTCATTTGATTCTCTGTCTGCTGCGCGTAATAAGCGTTTCTCTCTTCCGCTGTCTCATCCGGTATCTTGGCAAGAATCAACCCACCAACGCCAACAACTCCAGCGTGCTTCCCCTCTTCGATTGTCGGCAAATCATAGCCTTCAACTTCTGACGGATGCACAGGCTCATAACCTTCCTGAAATCTTTTATGGACATTGGTTTTGTCATCTTCATTACGAATATGAGTTCTTATCCACCGATAACGCATACCAGGCGGTGGCTCTGGTGTATCTAAAGCTTGAGGTGGCTTCCATGGCTGACGAGCCGTTTTCTTTCCCCTGTCGTCTTGACTTCTGGGGGTTCTTTTTGATCCAACAGCTTTTTTGTCTGTCATGATGCCTGTAACCTCAATTTTTGTTTTGCGTATTCCTTGAACGGTACACCCAGCTTCTTGGCTAAAGCCTGTTCACTAGGGGTTAGTTCAACCCTACGATCATTTTGACTGCGTCCAGTTCCTGTTGTGCGCGTACCGGAAACGACGGTCTGGACGGGTTTGCCGCTGTTTCCTACGTTGTTTTCCGCTTGAAACCTGTTTGGTAGTTCCTCGCGTAATCTGTTGTCAAGTTGAGAATAGTATTCATCAGACTCTAAGTCAATTCCAGTCTCAGCTAATTCTTGGTGAATCGCCATAGCCGCATTAGTCATAATGCGATCAACACCAAACCATTCATTTTTTTCAGCCCAAGAAGTTGCCTTTTGAGAAGGTTGAGCATATTGAGGCTGGGGTTGTGCTTGAGTCTGAGGCTGATAGTTTTGTTGCAACTCTTGCTGAATGTTTGACTGAGCAGCTTGCCATTGCGCAAGATCCTGCTCATATTTAGCGAGATCTCTTTGATATTGCGCAAGTTGATTTCTTTCTGCTTCTGCTCTAGCCAGTTGTTGCTGCGCATCGACCATAAGATTCTGATCGCCAGAATCATATGCCGTTTTAAGCGCAACTTTTGCAGCATCAACTTGTGCATTTACTCTGTTTTCAAATTCATTACTGTAGTTTTTAGAAAGATTTAAATTACTTTGCGCAGTTTGTTGGCTTTCTAATTGAATTTGGGAAGACAATCGTTTGTTATCTTCCTGTAACTGTTTGGCATATTCCAATGCCTGCAACTCTCGACGCTGATAATCTTTAGCTTGTTTGATAGCCTGATTAACACGGTTCTGCGCTTTTTTGGCTTCTTTTTCTACTTCAGATAACTCTGCGTCATCCTGACCTAAAGAACCATCTTCAAAGTTTTCTTGAACTTGGTCTTCGGTAACAGGAGATATTTCAGCAACATCATCGTCACTGAGATCAATAAACGTAGACTCTTCTTGGGGATCTTCAATATCAGGCCGCTTGTGCTCTGGCACTGCTGCGCTTTTAATATTGTCGTCGTTTAGATTGGCTAACGCCTCAGTTAATGTTTCTTCTGCCATGGTTCACCTCACAAAGCTTTAATGTCATCGGGATCTAAGATAGTGCCAATCACTTCGTCATCATTAATGATTCGAACTTCAGCATCATCTTCTAAAGAAAAACGAGCTCCTGCATAACGGCCTATCAGTACCCAGTCGCCTTCCTTGCACCAGGGTTGATCAGCAAATTTGCCTTCATCCTGGTAAGCCAGTGGCCCAACTTTAAGTACATAAGCAACGACAGTAGCCAGACCTTCGCGATCGGTAGTCTGTTTTGTTAACAGAATCCCTGCGTCAGTCTTTCCTTTGCCCTTGTAAGGTAAAACAAGTAAACGCCATCCGGACGGATTAGGCATTCGTTCTATCAGTGTCTTATCCAAAACAGACGGGTCCAGAACTTTGCTTTCTTCCGGTATATATGCGTCTGTTAAGGATGGTTTTGCGACAGTATCTGTTGCCAGATCACTCATCGAAGTCTCCTTCATTTTGCAGCACTTTCCTTATTTCATCGTACAGGGTGCGAAGTGCAGACAATTCACCCATGACGAATCGGTATTCCTCCATGTCTTTGATATTACCGCTTGAAATATAGTTTACTTTGTCCTCTTCAAACTGTTTTATCTTTTCAAAAATATAATTGGCAAGGTTAACGGAACTCATCCAATCATATGTCTCTGGGGCCGCATAAAGTTTGATGAGCCGTAATCATATCCAATGTTAGGATCCATATTTTGTCTTCCACCGTATCCGCCATAATATGAAAGCGGTGCCATACCCATACCGGGACCATAGCCATAGCCATAGCCGCCAAATATGGAACGGTTCATGGGATTAGCCATACCCGCATAGTTCATAAATGGCATTCGGCTCATGTACGGACTACCAAACATAGGAGGTCGGGGCATTCCATACATACCGCCATACATACCGCCATAACCAGGCATTCCAAACCCGCCTCTTCCGGGAATTAACCCAAATGGACCGGGTTGAGGCTGCGGCATAGGAGGTCGAGCACGCATTCTTCCTCGTAAATGATTAAGCAATAGCTCAATACCGCTACCGCTTTCCAAGTTTTCCATATCTAAAAGACTTTGAAATACTTGAGCCGCTTCAGGTGTCGCGATATTGCCTGATTCAGTTTGAACTGAACTGAAAGGTGTAATCAGATTACCAGCGGCATCTTTCATGCCTAATCTATTAGCAATCCTGCGATAAACACCACCGCCTGTTAAATCTCGTTGGGCTTGTGTTAAATCACCTGTCTGCCCACTAAGAATCTTATTAACAACATCTCTAGCAGCAGCTTCATCGCTTACGCCAATTTGGCCATAAAGGGTATCAAGCGGACTTAACGGACCTGTTGTCGCGGGAGTCTCTGGAGGAGTAGGTACAGGGCCACCAAGATTTTCTGGACCTTGTGTGATCGCCCCACCGTCTGTTGGTGGGTTGTTTGCCTCATATTGAGATTTTGATCCTTTTACCCAGCCGGGGCCAGGCGTATAGCCACCAGTTGTAGCTGTCCACTCTTGTCCTGTTGTTGGATTATAATAAGTTACCAACGCCATACTTACCGGCGTACCGGGAGGGGGAGGTATAAAACCATCCGGCATCGGCATTCTAGTTTCCCCGTCAGGACCGTATCCTTCATCCGCTCCAAGTGGTGGTGGGTTGGAAGATATTAGTTCTCCGTCAGGATCGACCCTTGCATAACTTTTGTTATGCGTAACAATACCATCGACTAAATAAGTATGCGTCTGGTCAGTCGTAAAGTTATAAACTTTTGCAACTTCTTCTCTGCTTGATAGATTAGTAACTTCCTCTAAACCATTAACAGTAATGAGATTATCGCCAACTTCTAGTTGGTCAATTTCAATACCATACTCTTCGTAAGTTGGCTTTGATGCCTCTGGATTAAAAGATTTCCAACCTTCTTCTGTTAGGAAGGGATGAGAATCAGTACAGGTAATTCTGTCGTTAATCGTAACAAGCGTTTTTAGTCCTTCAGGAATATCGTGAACATGAATAACTGTATCGAGTGAACCATCCTGCGTATTGACTTCATCGCCAACAATAATGTCTTCAATGTTTTTAGAGCTGCCGTCTGCCATGTCGATAGACGTTCCAGCAATAAAACAACTCGTAACAGTATCATCAGGGCCTGGAAAATAAGGGCCTCTGAGGGGACCATAATCGGGAAGTTTCGGTATTTCTGGCGGGGTTTTCGGACTGGGTCCGGTGGAGCCTTGATTTGCAATAGCCCAAGCCTTTTTAAATTCTTCTCCAACTTCAGAGCCACTTACAGAAGTAGGGATATTTCCAGAAATACCGCCGATTGACCCATAATAAGTATCAGTTGCTGGGTCATATCTATCGAAAACAGTGGTGGACGAGCTTATTCTTCCACTTCCAGGCTCGCCAGAAAATCCGCTGTAGTCTCCACCAGGTAGACCCGGATAATCCGGATAATCCGGAGGGGTTGGCTCCTTATATATTGTATTATCCCGCATATCCGGCATATCCGGTACTTTAGTGGGTGGTCTAGCACCTACCATTTCATTTATTTTTCTTCTCATCTCATCCGAAAGGGGTGGGCCTCCCCTATTAACGAGATCATTAAAATAACCGGGACCAGGTTTTATTTCTCCGCCAATTACATCATTTAAGTAATTAGGTGGTATGCCGCCAAAATCCGGATAAAAACTACTATCAACCGGCACACCAAGAGTAGCTTCTCCGCTTTGTCCTGGCATATTGGGCATCGGATGTGGTCCTCCGCTCATAAAGTCCGGAGGGTTTTGTTTAAGAGATTGATTCGGATTGTCCATGCCGGTTGGAATCAACCGCAAAGGCATAACTACTGTCATTGTTAATAAACTCCTGAGAATTTCGTTCCGCGCAGCGCGGCACCACCACCACGGGCTTTACCTTTGCCCATGCCTGGATTAGACGATGCGTTAGTGGGTTCCTGCTTGATCGTTGAGTAATTTACCTTGCCCTGATCCTTAACAGTAAAACTATTTTTCTGAACTTTGTTAGCCATTTCTAGCCTCCGAAAATGTTCTTTGTCATTTTTTCTGCGAGATTACCCATTTGGATCTCTCGCTGCAAATCTAATCTATCTTGCGCAGTTTGATCTTTCATTTTCGCAACATCAAGCTGCGTGTCGATACGCTCTTCAGTAAGCTCTCGTTGCGTATCAAGTCGTTCTTGATCCAGACCAAATCGCTTCTCTGCTTCCATTGCTTTACGCTCAACATCGGCAGCTTTGATACCAAGTTCTTCACGCCTGAGATCAACCAATGGGTCATTGTCCTGTTTCGCCTCAAATGCGGGTGCGATCTGGGATACTAGTTGCGCAGTAATCTGCGCGACTTTATTTTCCATCATCGTCTTCATCTGTTGCTGCATTTGTTCCATTTGCGGGTTCTGTTGTGGCGGCTGACCTGGTTGTGGTGGTTGGCCACCTTGAGGCGGCATACCGGGCATACCTTGAGGTGGCATCTGTGGTTGCATTTGTTGCATCTGTTGCATCTGTTGTTGCATCTGCATGATCTGTGGATCCTGCTGCGCTTGTTGTCTTGCCATCAGATCAATGTGTCCGTAAACATGACCTTGAACTACGCCCTGCATCTGCGGATTTGCCTGACAGATTGCAGAATTGTAGAACGCCATATGAATAGCAATGTGAGCCTGATGATCCTGATCTGGGAACGGTACAGCAGGTTGCATAGTCGTAAACCCACCATTCTCAAGTGCTGCTGAAATAGGTTGCGGTTTCGGCGGGGGCGGAGGAGGCGGCAGAATCTGATCGACCTGCTGCACACCCATTGCCTCATACATGCGCTTGTACGCATTGTAGATACCCATCGGACCATGGATCTCTGGTGCGGCCTGCACCATCTTCAACATTTCCTGTGCCAGCATGACACGCTGACTCATCGAGAAGATGTTGGGATCGCTGACCGGAATAATATCAATACGGTCATCAAAGTCAGCCTGTTTGACGCTTTGATCACCATTAGCCGTCATGTACGGATACTGTTGCGGCAGATAATCTTTAAAGAGATTCGCGAGTAAGTTGAACTCTATACGCTGCGAGTAATGTAATCGTTTATGAATCGCACTCATTACGCGACTACCGCGCTCAAGCAATGCGACTGTTGTACCTACTGGTGCTTCCTGATTACCATCACCAACCTGCATATCACCGATCGATGCAAATCGTCGGCCTGCTTCAACCAACATACCTAACAGATTAAGCAGTGTGCCGCTGGGTTCCTTGAACGGCAGAGGCATCAATGCTTCGCGTAAAGAACCGCCAGGTGCGTCCATGTCTCTGAACTCACCTGGCTGAAGAGGCACATCGTCGTCACGGATACGAATGCCTCTGGCTTTAAAACCAGCGGGTAAATTAGATAGCGTGCCTGCATCAATCAACTGTCTGAGGATCGAGGTTGCGCCTCGAGACAGACCGCCGATCATGTGGGTCAGACCAAAACCATAGAAGCCTACACCAGGCAAAAACTTGTAGTGAACAAAATAGTCCACTCGCTTGCGCATAGGATCCTGTTGATTGTAGTTTCTGCGAATTGACAGGACCGTTGATTGTTTCGGTAACAGCGTAACAATGTATGGCAGCTTAATGCCTGTCTCTTCACCCTGCGCGTTGACATCCTCAAAACCGGGGATATCCAACTCAACGTGCATTTCAAGTACTTCACATTCATCGGAGCCGGAACCACCTGATGGTTTAACACCCTGCAGTTCATCGATCTCTTCATCGACACCATCATCACCATAGGAGGGGTCATCGATGTAAGACACAGGTGATTTCTTGTAGAAACCTGCTTCCTGCATCTTCTTCACATCATTGATAGACATATCAACAAGGTGAGTAATTCGTGTTGCGCTATCGAGACTCGATGCACCGTAAGGCACAATCAGTTTTTCTGACGGGATAAAACGCGATACCGGACGATCAAGCGTCTGGTCAAAATGAACTTTACGGAATGCACTACCAGACAAGGGCAGATAGAACAGCATCTGATCAGTTTCAGGATCATATTCCTTCATGACCTGCGTGATCTGATAGTTCATGAACTCCTGAACACGCGCTGCCTGCAGATCAGTGTTTGGAGTCATCATACCCACAACCTGTGTCTTGACAGGTCCACCAGGTGGCAACATCTCTTTGTATGCCTGAGCCTGAAACTGCGTAACAGACTCTGCGAGTAACGGGTGAATAATACCGGAGGCACCCTCAAAAGGTTCAGATCTTTCTTCGAACTTCATGCCAAGGAATTCAAGGCCTTCCCGATACTGCTGTTCCCATTCTTTGCGTGAAGCGCGATCGTCCTGGTAATCAGCCATACAGTCTGAATAGATACGACCTAGGTCACCGGGATCAATAACCTCTGCAAGGTTGGCATAAAAATCCTGCCCCATATCCATCATCGGGGGTGGTGGCATACCAACCAGCATGGTGCCGTCTTCTAATATTTCATTATCGTCGTCGTCAACACCAGCAAACATTTCTTCAATGTCAGGATTAACTGTAATTTCTATTTCTTTTGATCTGTCTTCGATATCAAGATCGAACTTGTCAGAATCATTTATGCCGCGCTCAATGGCCATAATTAGTCTTCGCTGTACAAGTTATTGAACACTCGTTGAGTGTCCCAGACATATCCTACATCTTCTTTCGAGTGATAGATATTCTGGTTTGGTTTAAAGTCAGGCGCACCTTCGCCGGTTTCGAACCAGGCAGGGTGTGTCACTCGTACCCTATTATTCGGTAAAGCGACTATGTTACCCGTGTATTCGCCTGCATCAAGTAGTTCCAGTATATGGCTTTGCTTGTGCTGCGCAGGATCATCAGCGATCTCGCTGTTCGTATAATCAACAGTGAAGTAATACTTAGCAGGATAAAACTCACCATCAACCTTTGCAATCCATGGTGCAGGAGTCGCACGATTGATTGTATACACCGCATGATCATGTGACATGCAGTCCCACGGTTGCGCCAGATAAGTCGGCAACACATCGGGCCACTCTTCCAGTGGCGTATCAGCGACTAATGCCGTGATGGGAAGCCTCGCCCACATGGCCCCGCCATGGATGTTAGGTTCATCTGTGTCATGCGTTTCACATCCTGTAAAGATAACCTGAAAGCTTAAACACCTGTTGGGCATGGTCGTTACGGCGACAACCATGGCGTGTAAGAACTCACCATGGTATCGCTCGTTATTGACAGTATATTCCCGCCTCACCCATGCCTTGAAGTAAGGGATACTGCTTTGTAAGTATGCCACCCTCGAGCAAACTCCTTTAAAAAGCGCGATATTGTTTTATCGCATTGCTTTACCAAAACCTCGCTTGGCTGCACCAACACCTCGACGCTTGACGGCACCGCCTCGAGAATAACCTTTTGGCTTTTTATTCTTGCCGCCAACAGCACCGCCCTTCATCATGCCTTTTGGTTTAACGCCACGGCCTTTAAGCACATCAGCTTGCGTAACTTTGCCGTCACCTGTCAGATCAGGAAAGCCGCCTTTCTTCATGCCTTGTGGCATCTTGCCACCCATCATGCCGCCTTTCGCGGAACCTTTAGACCTCATCATACCGCCCATGTTTTTCTTAACAGCGAGGTCGGCTTTTGTTTTTGGTCTACGACCAAGACGATCGTAAGCATTAAGATATTTTGTTAGGCTGCTCTTCTTGTTAGGGTCAAGACCTAATTTTGTAAGCTGTTCTCTAGTAACATTTGCAACTTTTTTGCCGCTTTTCAGCGTGACATCTCTATCAGCCTTTGTGTCTTTTTTGCCTGTTACTTTGCCGCGCTTGCTTTCTCTTTTCTTTAGCTCGACCTGCAATTCGCTTTTTTTAGTTTTGCGAGGATTGGGCCTTTTTTTGGGTTTTGGTTTATCACCTTGACTACTTTTGCCAGCAACGTAACCGGCAGTAGCAGATCCTGTGCCTATTGCAGCAGCACCAGCAACTTTCTTTGATCTTGCTTCAGCTCTCTCTCCAGCTTTTCGTTTTTGCTCTGCTACTCGACGCTTTTTAACTTGTGCTCGTTTTGATGCGTCAAGCAAATTTGGATTTCCCGCACCTACTTTTTTCTTTAAATCAGCAGCACTGCCAGAAAAAGCACTGCCTGTGCCACCTTCAGCCGTTCTTGTTTTCGGTTTGCGGCGAGCTTTTCTTTCAGCCCGCTCTGAAACATTCTTTGCAAATTTGAGTAATTTCTTTAATGCCATAATTTTTTTCCAGTTACTGACTAATTAGTAGTATGAAATATTTCGTCGGGCAACACGCTCATCAACCTCGTCAGATTGTAGCGTGATAAAGTTACCCTGCCTGAATCTTAGTATAGCTTGCGTCATAGAGTCTACATAATCATCGTGCGCACCGAAAGGAAACGATGCACATTCTTCAATAACCTCTTCAGAAAACAGATAGTCAGGTGCCCAGACAAGGCCAGACTCAAATACGGGACTCGCAGAATGCACACGAGTCATCTTGTCGTTACCGCGACTGGGCCGATAGTTCACCACAGGGATACCCATCATGCGAAGTTCCTGCGTTAATGGTGTACCACTCGCCTGAGCCTCTACCAGGACCATATCAGGGTCGTATTCACGGTAGGCTTCGTAAGCGACCGCTTTTAATTCAGGGAAATCCCACCGACCACGCTCCGCATTCAGCAGAATAATCGCATCAGCCATGCCATCACCCGGACTAAATACGCCCCAGGTGGTAATTGCACTGTAATCCGCCGTTTCTTTCTTGGAAAACGCCGTATCGTAGGACTGAATGATGTAATGACAGGAAGGAGGACCGTCCTTGGTCCAGATATTCCACCATTCACGCTTGATAATGGCCCCTTCTTCCGATGTCGGGTTCTGCTGGTACTGCGCATTCCACTTCATCACCGGAATTGACGCTTTAACAGACTCCAATTCCTCCTTTTTCCAGAATTCAGGCCACAATACGTTGCCGGAATCCTCAAAAATGGCCGGTAATTCGATAACTTCCCAGTTATCTGCGTGATTTTCCGTCTGACGGCTCAGGAGCTTGCCTGTGAGGTCGATTGTAGACCAACGGGTCATGACTATAACGATAGCTCCACCAGGCTGTAGACGCTGTCTGGGGCCGGATGTGTACCATTCGTAGGCACCTTCCATGGCAGTTAGCGATAATGCGTCCTGTTCTGAGTGCGGATCGTCAATAATCAGTAAATCAGCACCCCGCCCCGTGATGGCTCCACCTACACCTGCCGCAAAATATTCCCCCCCTTGTGATGTTTCCCATCTTCCGGCTGATTTTGAGTCAGCCGCCAAAGAAACATTATCAAACATCCTTTTGTATTCCTGGGTATCCATCAGATTACGGACCTTGCGACCGAATCGGATAGACAGGTCAGCCGTGTGCGTAGTCTGCATGATCTTCATGTCGGGTTTCAGACCCATAATCCACGAAGGGAAGTACACAGATGCAAATTCAGACTTGGTATGACGGGGAGGCATGTTAACGATCAGACGTTTACATTTTCCTTGAGCCACTTCTGTGAGCTTATCAGCGATTAAACGGTGGTGCTCACCCTCAATGAAACCGTCCCAGATGTACCGGACATACTCCATAAAGGAGTCCCGGCAAGCATCCTTTGTTTGAAGGGTAGAAAGGCGATCCTTCAACATCAGGATTTCTTTCATATCGGACTCTGGAATATGGGCCAGGCTGCTCAAAATGATTTTTTCACAGAATCGTATGTGTGGAACGATATTATATATGACATTGCATATGTCAACTGCTTAGGGGGGGGTCAGGTCTTGAAATCAGAGCTGCCGGAAAATTCAACACCTGAC